ATCCATTCTTCAAACTCTCCATCATCAGACATCTTGTGCAATCGGCTGGCAAATTCGACGAGTTTCGCCAATTCACTTCTAATCATGTCATTGCGCTCGGTTGTTGCATAATCGTCATGATCATCACCATGATCAGCTTCAACAGGTTCAGATGTATCAAATGACATTACGACACTTTGATGATCTTCGTCAGAGTCATCATCATAATAATTTAAATCGGTATGATCATCAACTCCCATGATATTGTCATCTCTATCATCTTCTTCGCTTTGTGAACCAAAGCGTGTCATATAACTTTCCCAAATCATCCCGGTTTCTTTTAGTTTAAAGTCCATAATGTTATTTATTAAAAGTTACCTAATAATGATCGTAATTCATCAGGCATATGAGGACTCATGATCTTTTGATATTGTTTATAATACTCCCGACCATTGACTTGACCGCTTTGCATATCATTATCAAAAGAACTTGAAATTTGATCGATTTGATCTTTGTCATCAGTGTTTCCAACAGCATCCAAATATAGCTTGCTTAATTCAAAAATACTTTTGATGTATTCATTCTCACCCTGTTGTGTCATCTTCAACTGCTCGGGTTCTGGAGGAGCCATAGGAGCCTCTACAGCGCCTTCTGGTGCTGCTGCTGGGTCCATAGCAGTGGGATCTTGTTCGTCCTGTTCTAAGAGCATTTTATGATACTTGCGCATCAATGATAGTGTTTTGCTTTTCATAATTACATTTTCGATATTGCAGCAGTTTGCGCAGTCAATTCAGATAAAGCTTTTGGAAGTTTTGCATTGGCAACTCTGTCAAAAGCCGCTTTTGCCTGTGCTGATCTCGGATTTTTAGTTGATGTCGCAGAAACTACATCATAAGCAGCTTCTCCATCTTCTTCGCGTTTGTCTGAAGATTTTACACCTTCGATTTTTACAACATATGTTTTTTCGTTTGCTGCATCATCGATGTAAAACACACCGTCTTTGCGAACTCCGAATTTGACCCCGTGTGATTTAAAAAGCATTTTAAGATCATGGACATCTGTATAGTATCCATCGTTGTTGGGATCATAATTTTCGATAAGGTCTAAAAACTTACTCATGTACAATATTTAAATAAACAGGCACAGTTTATTCGTAAAATCCTTGAAATACACATTATTTAAAAATTTGAATCCGTGTTTTTCAAAATACTTTTTGATATATTTGAAGGATTTACACTTTCTTTCCAGATTTAAAAAACTTTCAACCATGGAAACTGCTGCACATTCCTTATTTTCAAGACGTTCGAACAAAACAGTGAGATCTTCGTGTGTCTCCAGCACATTAAATCCAAACATTGTCTTTAATTTACGAACCAATCGGTTTCTAAACGCATCTTTTGTCAATAAATTGCTGTAAATTGACAGTTTTTCAGAGCGTGTTCTGTTTTTTATAAATTCTACAAAGGTTTGTATGAATTCATTGGTGTATAAACGAACATTGTCTCTTTTTTTAAAGTCAAAATCAATGGTTATACCCAGAGATGTCAATAGTTTTGCAAAATTACGATTTGTTTGCACAAAAATGTCATCGATGTCAAGAAGTTCTTGATTCTTTGATTCAAAAACTATTGAAACAACTGTATCATCAATCTTTTCTCGCTGGATATTCATTAAAATTAAAATTTTTGTATTTTTCTTGAAGGGATTGAGGAACTGAATTGATTCGAACATTGATAATGCCATTGTACGAGGTGAAATCAAACAAAACATTGTGCTTCATTTGTTCAAACATTTCCAAAAACTTCATTTCCCACTGGGTTTCACACATATGGATAACCTCTTTTGAGAAGAAATCAAGTCCATATTTTTCAATATCCCGTTTTAATTCTTCTGAAGAACCCCAGTATTCATCAACATTGTTGTCAACAAATGATATTCTTGCACGTTTTTTACCTTTTAATGGTTTACGTTTGATTCTTTTTAATAATTTCTTACACCCAATGTAATACTTTTTAATTGAATCTGGATGATTATTGTAAATTTTATACACAAATCCATGATATTGATCTGTAGATTCAGGCATTTCATTCCAACTCGACATGTATTAATTACACCTGATTACTCTCTTATCAATATAAAAACGGATTACTTCGTAATCCTTTAGATGTGGTGTTAATTATAATAACTATATAAAGCTATATTATAATATTAATATATAATAGATCTAAACCCACCCACCTCCCTATAAGTATATCACACTTTTTGAAATGTCAAGGGGATTTAAATTAAATATATTACAATTTCTTAATTTTCTTAACAGATTTTTTAGATTTACGCAATTTACTTGATTTTTTCTGATGTTTAAGAGGATCAAATACATTATTAATCTTATTTCTTCTCTGCATTCCTATCATAACTGGAACTACGGCACTTCCAGCTGCATAATCATCTCCAGTTTCAACAGAACCACCCTTTAATCCAGCACTATTACCAACAACCTCACCAGCAGTCATCTCATTATACATAGATTCATAAATTTCACCAATTTCATACATTTCATCCCTTGACATTCTCATATTATTATTTACTATATAACAAAGATATGGCAAATTTAGAACAGAGAGAGTCACTTACAAAACGATATAAAGATTTTGTATCAAATATAAATGACGCTACACTTCGTGACAAATTAAACCAAGTTCCCAGTGAGAAAGCTTACTGGGCGCAAATTCTTTCTGATTACGAGAGAGCATTATATAGATTGCAAGCAAAACAAAAGTCTATTATCAAGGATCTTTCTAATAAGATCATTGAAAAGTCTCCAGTGACACTGTCAAAAACTATTTTGGATAGCGTTAAAGACGATGCTTCACTTGCTACTATTAATGAGGACATTCAAGATCTGGAACTTTCCATAAAGCACTTCACCAAGATATACGAAAACATGCGCTACATCGGCAGAGACTTTGAGAATATCTTAAAATACAAACAACTACAAGACTCTTAAACATTGATAACATTTCATTACGACAAAGGAACAGGGAAAGGACAAATCATTTCAGATTTGGTCGTAATGACATTGCTGAAAAAACAATTCAGCATCAAGAATGAAGCTGCCAAGTTCATGAAGAAATTTGGCAGAAAAATACCTGATAAGAAATTTGCCATTGACAAAATGGGACGGTTTGATTTTGGTCTATACAAAGACATCCTCACCTTTTTGAAGGAGGAGAATTTTAAAACCATCGATTTCACCGATGAATTCAAAACCCATCTTAGATGCGGTGTCGGTGTGGGAGAGATTTTTGATGGCTTTAAATTCCCTCACAGGGACTTTCAGAAGGAAATAGTGGAGTTATGCCTAAAACATGGAAGAGGCACTATTAAGAGTGCTACAGGCTCAGGAAAGAGCTTCTGTGTAGCTTCTCTAATCGAGAACTTTTGGAGAAATCGACCATCTCGAAAATTCAAAGCATTGATCGTGGTTCCGGGTATCTCATTGGTGAGTCAGCTTGTTGGTGATTTTGAAAATTACGGTGTCAATTTTTCATATAGTGCATGGACAGGTACTGTAAAATTACAGGATTCCGATGTGGTGATTGTGAATACTGAAAACTTGGTATCAAAAATAAAGGATAATCCTTGGGTTTTTGATGTGGACTTGTTGATTGTCGATGAATGTCATCGTGTGACCACAACAAGCAAGATATCCAAGGTCGTATCAAAGTTCAAAACTCCCAACAAGTTCGGATTTACTGGAACATTGCCCAAGGATAAGTATGAAACTTGGAAGATTATTGGGACTTTTGGACCTCTCCTGTTCGAAAAAAACAGTAAAGAACTCAGAGATGAGAACATTTTGACAGATGTTTCCGTTAAAATGGTGAAACTCATTCATCCTGAGCATACAATACCCAAAAAATCTAAGAAAAAAGACAAATCTCCAACAGATGACTATCTCGCAGAGCTTAATTTCATATACAATTCCAAAAAACGGAATGAAATCATCAAAAAATTAGCAAATAAGCTGACAAACAACACTTTAATTCTCGTAAACCATCTAGAACATGGAGATTTGTTGGAAAAAGAGTTGGAATCCTTAATAGATAAGAAAATTATCTATATCAAAGGCGATGTAGACCTCCAAAATAGGATGGACAGCATCCAAAACATGGAAAATGAAAATAATATTGTGTGCATTGCCATGAGTAGTATATTTTCAACGGGAATAAATATAAAAAACATCCATAACATCATATTTGTATCCGGTGGTAAGAGCTTTATTCGTATAGTGCAAGGTATTGGGCGCGGTCTTCGCTTGCATGAGAACAAAGAGAAGCTTATTATTGTAGATGTATGTGATAATTTGACATATTCCAGTGGTCACGCGAGCGAACGTCAACGAATATATGACGATGAGCAAATTCCTTGGAATGAAAAAGAAATAATTTTATGAAAGTAAACAAAGAAGTTACCAAAGCTTATTATGTGAGTCCATCAGAGTTCACGAAACAGATACAAGAGTATTACGATACTGATAAGATGACCGATGAATTAGCAATTAATGTATTAAAAATTGCTGAAAACTTGAGTTATAATTGGAGATTCATCAACTATACCAAGGGATGGAAAGAAGAAATGGTGGGAGATGCAGTTATAAAGATGTATTCTGCACTGGATGGTAAGAAATTTAAGATGGGATTTGGGTTTAGTCCATTTAGTTACTTCAACCAGATTGCTTGGAATGCGTTTACGAATAGAATAAAGAAGGAAAACAAGCAGCATGAGGGATTGCAAGAGTACAAACAGATGATGTATGAGCAGCATATGCTGCAATCCGAAGGTGATATTTATGTAAAGCAGTCACACTTCGATGAAGATTCCGATTATAATGACGATTGACTTTGATAATGTGTGGTGTACAATACCACCAAATGATAAAGCAATCTAAAATCGCGATGTTCAGCGATCTCCATCTAGGAATCTACGGAAATTCTGAAAGATGGCATGATACTGCACTGAAGTGGGCAGATTGGATGGTGGATGAATTAACCAAGAAAAATATAGTTGATGTATTTTTCTTGGGTGATTTTTTTGATAATAGAACTGAAATCAGCGTCCAAACCATACATGTAGCTGCACAA